CACACGCATTAGGGACGACCTATTCTTTTCACGTTTTTGTGTTGAGAACAAACTAGCCCCGCCGCCTGGAGTCCGCATTCAATCGCGGAAATCTTGGGGGGTTTATCTGGAAGGTCTGGGCCGGTTCACCGGAGCAATACTTGGAGTTAAGCATGAAATTGCGCTCAATGTGGCGACACAAAGAGTTCTCCAGAAAATGCACGGTTGGATTGGCTTTTGCCCTGAAATGTCGATGGAGGAAGCTATTGAACGCATCCTCTGGACGAGTAAGGGCAGTAGTGTAGGGAGCCGTTACAACTGGTGGGGAATGTCGAAAGGGGAAGTTCTTACGAACCCAGAGTTCGTGGAATCTCTTCCGAGTAGAATAGCCCAGATGTCCGGTGTGAGGAACCCATACACTGCAAGTCTCAAGGATGAACTTCGTGACGTTGTGATGGGAGAATCTAAGGCCGCGCGCTTGTTTTTGCCGGTTGATCTAGTAGTGCTCGTAGCGCAGGTGATGTGCTACGGTGTCATGAACGACCGACTTAGCGATTATGAGTGTCCCGGCTCTTGTGCCAAGTTTCTCCGCGGGGGCGCGGATCGTTTGGTCCGTCGCCTTTGCAAACATCGCTTCTGGGGGGAAGGGGACGCGCACAAGTTCGACTCAAAGCAAGGCTATACGCTGCGAGAGTGCGTGTTACGGGTCATGAGTGCACTTAGCGAGGATAGTGAGATCCGAGCGAAGGTCAACCAAATGTCTCGTCGTCCGGTGGTGCACTTCCCTGATGGCAACCTATGGGAGTTGCCGGGGGGTAATCCATCCGGAGGGTTCATGACGAAGCTAATGAATACCATCCTGACTCTCATCGTTCTGGAGTATGCTTCCATAAGGTTTGCAGAAACGTTCGGGTGCGAGCCAGAGAGCGAGGTAGGTGCGGAAGGAGACGACTACATCTATAGCACTGATGAGGTGCGTTTCTCGCCTGAATGGATTCGGGCTTGCGGTCAGGAACTAGGTTTGGACTACGACGCAAACCCGTTGGTGGAGGAAGAAATGACCACCACAAGGTTAAGTAAGTCGTCGTTTTGTCAGCGACGTTACCGGTTAGTACGCATTGGCAGAAATCTGGTCGCGATCACTGAGTCAGACCCTACGAGGATGTGGGGGGCGCTTCTCGCCAACCGGTCTAGTGATCCCGTAGTCTCCAAGGGAATCGCTCATTCGCTCTTAGTTGAGCATTATTGGAATGAAAGCTCGCGCAAACTTCTTCGGAGGTACATGCGTTGGCTGGATACCAAGTTTGGGACGAGGTCTAAGGAGCTCACGGATCGGCAGATAGAGAAGCTGCATGTGAGCGCCCTCGAGTTACATGCGAGGGACCCTATTAGTTTGCTGGCGTTGGAAAATGGCAGCTCGAAGGGGGGAGGTTGGAACCAGTGGACCTTGAATGCGACAGCTGGTTTTAACAGCCCCTTTAGAGCTGTTGAAAACAAAAGAAACATGGCTAAGACCAAGAAGCGCGCCGCTGCTCGCGCGCAGCGGCCAGCCGGCCGAGGTAACGCTCAGTCTGCCACGGAGCGCAAGCTCCAAGGTCAGCAGATCCCTGCGGCTTACGGACCGTTGACAAACACTCCGCTGCCGAAGATGAAGTCCATTCCGGGCGGAATCTGTGTCTCACACATCGAGCCTTTGGCTCACGTGTCGGGCAATGGGAATCTTGCTGTGCGCGCTGTCATCCCTGGCCATTTGGCCTGGTTGTGGCAGCAAGCTCAGGACTTTGAGCGCATCAAGTTCAACAAGTGGGTGGCGAAGTACGTTCCTGAGGGCACCATTGACAACGGTGCCTACGTGACGATCGCTCCAATCTATGATGCAGGTGCAATGGACATGTACCAATTGCAGTCCGGCGTTGAGCCGAACTTTGCTGATGGGTTGCTGAAGCGTCGTTTCGGTGCAAAGACGTTTGCTGGTTGGGCCGAGAACTCTGTTGCGTGGCTTGCTAAGCACGCCACGCGGCAATTGTTCCGGATGACGGGGGGGCTTAGTGCTCCTACTACCAACTATTCGGGAATGTTGGCTAAGCAGGCTGACGAGTCCGTAGTCCCAGGGTACATTGCCTGGGTTGGCACGCTGCCCAGTGGCGCCAGTACCGTCATTGGTGAGATCTTCATCGAATACGAGGTGGAGCTGACGAATCCTGCGCCCGCAGGTCTCCGCGGGCTCAGCGTCGCCTCCGCTTCAACGGCTGGCGAGTCTCTCCTTTTGGCTACGCCGTCAGGCGTTACTGGCGACTTGATGTCCTACACCCTTGCGGGTAATAGGATACACTTCAACCGAGCTGGCTACTACACTGTGATCATCATGCAAGAGGGCACGACGATTGTCATGGACAACGACGGGCACACCATCTACGACGAGGCCGGAAACGATGTGACCACCAAGAGGCTGTTGCCGGACTATGATCTGACGACTAGCCTCTATAGTGGCCACTCGACTACCACACAGCCGATGTACTCGGCGAGTGGTGGCACTAGCCAAATCCAGGTGCTGAGCTTGAACCTGAACTCTGGGGATTATCTCCTCATTGACGACAACACCAGCGGTACGCTGGCGAAGACGTACATCCAGGTTCTCCCTTGCGCAATTAATCAGTTGGATCACTCCTAAGTTTCTTTCTGTTAGCACCAACCACATACCATTAGGGAGAGGGAGGTGCGAGTGAGAGGGGTCCATTTTTACCTACTCTTGCGCTTGGTCAGGGTTTTCACCCGTG